GGTCCATCCTGTCGGCCTTTTCTGTGCCATCGAGGATCATCTTGATTGCATCCATCTGCAGCTTCTCGCCATCAACTTCGTGATCGGAGAGGGCACGGATGCGCTGAGTACGAGCGTTATACGCTGCAATCAGCAGTTGTTCTTCTTCGATGGAGCGATCCATCTTCAATTCTTGGTTCTCAATTTGCAACTGCTGGAGTTGTGCTTGCATTTCTTGCAGTTGTTCAGGAGTAATACCGACCCCACCTTCTTCGCCTTCTTCAAGGAACTGGGGCGGAATGGTCTTTTTAAGTCGATCAGCAAGCTTATCAGCCCCCGGCCAATCCTGTGCCTTAGCAACAAGATCACCGGCCACTGTCATAAGCTGCGGCCACACTTGGATAGCATCCATCATAGCTTGAGCAGCTTCAACACGACGAGTCGTATAGCTGACGCCAGTAGAAAGAGCTACATCAAATCGACCAATACTGAGGTCGATGGAGTTCGGGTCCATCGGATCGTTAATCTTGATAAACTTAACCTGCTCATCCTCGCCGATAGCTCGCATAACGCGGGTACCATCATAGATTTGAGGAATAAGCTGGTTGATCACATCCCCTGCTTCGAGGACGGCAGCGTTACCGTTATCATGGAATGTCAGGTTAGCGATGTCGCCTTCACGCTGACGGGCCATAATAGCACGTCCGGAGGTTTCATTACTACGTACGCCAAGCGAGGCGTCGTGGATACCCGTGACATCCTTCATGTCCTGTGCGTTTACGCTTGCTTCGTTAAGAAGTGAAGCTTCGACAGGGGGAGGAGGGATCAAAGTAGGCGGAGCTTCTGCCCCGTCGTTGTAAACAAGCAGAGGATCACGGCTGAGGTGGGCCTTGCGGAAGGCGTCTTCACGGCCTTCTACAGCGCTTTCAGGGGCGATCCACTTAGCCTTCGGTGCATAACCAAGCTGCTCTGCAGCAACGCTACGCCAGAAATTCTTGAGTCGGGCTGCGTCCTTCATAAATCGGACCATGCCATAACGGATACGACGACCCTCGACATTCACGACTCGACCACTCATACGAATGATAGGGAGTCGATTTAGTCGGTATTCGTATGGACCAGCAAGAATCTTGAAGCCGGTTACGAGGTGCATCTGAGCATACGAGCACCAAGCAAGGCGGGTACGAACGGGAGCCCCGTTTTCTACGATTACTCGATCCATGTTTTCGTCAGTAAGTTCAATAATCTTACCGTTTTCAAACATACCGAGAACTCGTTGGCGCTCAATCAGTCGCCAATACTCGGTAACTTGGTACGATTCGCTGTCTTCCCAGCCTTCGATAACCAGACGCTTGTTGAGGTTACCGTCTTCTAGAACGTCGGGAGGAACTTCTCCGTACTTTTCTTTATATTCCTTTTTAGGGATGCGGTCATTAACGAAAACTCGTCGAGCATCTCTTCCGGTCGGGTCCACGGAGTACCGATCCCATACCACTGACAAACAATCTTCAATGGGACGAATAAAAATGTCTTGATCGAATACATCATCTCTTGCATACTCCACTGAGATTCGGAAGGCTCCGTCACCGCACTGGACTGTACTTTCAAAAGATGAATCGAACACCCGATCAGCTCGGCTTTGGGCCTCGATGGCGCGAATAAGGTCTCCGCGAATAGAGGCAATTTCGACATCCTCATCGTTCGCTGGGAGAACCTTAATCGCTTTCCGTGCTTCCCGCCAGTCACCAACAAGTTGAGCGGTGAACTGGGGGATGTTATTGATTACAAGACAGGGAAGACCTTCACGATCCTTGAGGACTTGTGGGTCCCACTGTTCCCCTGCTGCAAACTTCTTATCTTCGAGAGCTTCTTGACGATTGATGCGGTCGAAGTCTACGTCGTTTGCGTATTCTTCCCGCATGTTTTGAAGGAAATCTTCCTGAGACTCGAAGCCTTCAGGAACGTAGGATTCAGGGGTACGGCCTTCAACGTGAATTACGTCGATAGGGGTACCGTCTTCCTTCTTCCGTTCTTTAATTTTTTCGGCCAAGTCTTAGTGTTCCTCTGGTTATCCGGCCATCCAGCCGTTACGACTACTATTTCGGTACGCTGGGTCCCAGTTTTGAGGTGAAGTAGAGATTAGCTCACCGCCTACTTGGGCTCGGTTGGTGTTTCGCTTGCGTCCTGCGATTTTGTCGAAGACTTCGGTGAGGCCCCAAACCAGAGCATCCACTCGGTCAGGCGATCCCGTAGACGAGTTGCGAATGTTATCAACCGAGAAAGTGCACATTTGATCTTCAAGATGATCGAAACAACCGACATGGTGTACTCTTCCTTGTTCGTAGAGGGCGGAGATAGGCTCAGCCCGGATGATTTTACCACGAGAGGCATGTACAAGTTTAACTGGTACCGACCTATCAACTGACTTAATGACGGTGGAAACCATCTCCCCACCTTGATTCTTTTCTGCCACGATTTTGTCAGCAGACCATTTACGGTAAAGATGAACTGCTTTTCGGGCCCACTCTTCGGGGGTTCCTCGGAGGCTAGCGTCCTCTAGAACGTATCCTCTTGCATATCCATCCTCGTCTCGAGCCAATCCAACAACGACAATTCCGTTCTCGTCAGCACCTTCTTGGGACGAGGTCGCTGGATCGACAGCAACCAATACCCGTTCCAAGTCTTCCGGCGCTTCTTTAACTCGATTATCGTCGATTGAGGAGCGATTCCAAAGTGCTCCGGGAATGTCACCCAAGATTTCACCTTCAAGCTCCTGTCTACCGAGGCGAGTACCGCTGTAGCGCTCGTAGAGCTGCTTCAAAGCGTTCTTCGCAAGGTTGTCTTTGTTGTCGAGAGTTGATCCACGAGTGACTACGGTATCAGGATCGGCCACAAGCTTCTTGATGAGGGGCAAAGGTCGAGGGGTCGTAGTTACCAAGCACCGAGGATGTTCGCCAAGGCGAAGGCCAAACTGCGTCTGATCCCAAGCTTCTTGCATGTATTCGAATTTAGCGAGTTCGTCCACCCAAGCAAAGTGATGCTGGGGGCCGCGAAGTTGGTCAGGAGTAGTACCGTTGTACGTGAATGCTTTACTTCCGTTCGGCCAAGTGAGGCAGCGATTAGTAGGAGACCAGGAATCTTCTGTCAGGGTCGGATCAACGCTGAGAAGGCCAGAGTCCCCTTTGATCATAACGTCACGGGCGTCAGCAGCAGTCTCTGCGACAAGAGCAATGCGACAGCCCGGGTATTTATGAGCAAGTTCTCGGACCCACTCTGAGCCCATACGAGTCTTACCGAATCCACGACCAGCAAGAACGAGCCACGTGTTCCATTCACCTTCGGGAGGAAGTTGGTTGGGGCGGGCCCAGAACTTCCAGTTGTAGTTAAGTTCCGCTTTCTCCTTGTCGCTTAGGGAACTCAACCACTTCTCCCGTTCCTCCTCTGGAAGCGAGGCGAGAAAGCTTGCTGGTGAAGTCTGCGACACTATCTTGGATTTCCTTCTTTTCCATCTCAATAGCACCACCGTCAGGGCCAGAGATTTCTTGGCGGTCCTTGTAGAGACCGAGGTGTTTACCGAGCAGTTCAAGCCCTCGAAGAGCGGCCTGAGGGTTACCGTTTTCAGTGGCTTCAACGATTGAGACAAGCTTAGCTAGGACATAATCCTGAGTGACAGCATTACGCTCTTTACGTTCTTCCATCCCTTTTTCGATTGCTTCACGAACAAGAGGATGAACCATCAACTCAGCGGCAACTTTGTGTCTGTATTCGTGCTTTACCTTGTAGCCGGCCCTAAGGAGGGCATCGCCCGGATTGAGGTCAAGCAAGTATTCCTCAACGAATTTATTCATTTTAGCGCTAAGCTTGGAGCCCTTCCCCTTAGCGGGGGGCTTGGCCCCTTCTCTGAGGTATGGCATAGTTACTCCAATTAATAATTAAAACTCTCTAACCCTATACCCATATTATACCAAAAAACCGAGCAAATGTCAAGAACTATTTTATCTCTTCCTCATTATTTTTATCGTTGACAAATGAGCAAAAGTGTGATAAAATATCTATTATTATAAGAG